CACCTCGTGGGCAACCAACATATCATAAACTTCATTGCCTGCTTTCTCCCACATAGGAAGAGTCAACACACGAGTATGGACGTTAAAGCAGGCAGTCTCAACTTTCTTGTGCTCTACAACAAGATCTTCAGTTGCCAGGAGTTTAGCAAGTTGCGACTTGATCTCGTGTGAAACTGTCATAGTGTTCCGTTCGTATGGACTCATAATACGACGAAACCCGCCTGATATGCGGGTTCATGTGACGCTTCTTCAATTGTCTGAGTGCCTCTTTTCGTGCCCTCATTGCCTGAGGTTTAAGAGTTCGTTTCTGCTCTTTCTTAGAGTGATGCTGCCAGTTAGGGGTGTTCATCGGAAATTCCTTTTAAACGTTTCCACTTATTATACATGGCTTGCAAATGCCATGACTCTGCCAAACTTTTTGCTCCGTTCTCTAGCAAATCAAGTTCTTTCTTGTTGCCAGTGAATTGTTTGTATTCTTCTCTCCAGTTCATATCATACGTGAAAAACCTTTTACCTTATCAAATCGAATGACACTTTCAAATTTGTCATGCAGATCTGTCTTATGAGAGATAACAAAAATGTTAGCATCCTTAATCACATAACGAATAATTTTGAGGAATTCTTCAGTTCCAAAACCATCGAGTGAAGAATCAAACACTTCATCCATAATCAGCAGATTAGTATTTACTGAGTTCTTGAGTCTTGCAACTTCTCTCCATGTGAAAAGAAGTGCAAGGTCAACTCTCATTTTTTCACCCTCACTAAAAGAACTATAAGAAAAGTTTTCGTGAATAGGTGATTCAATCGTTTCACTAAATTCTCCATCAAGTTTAAAGTTGATGTAGAAGTCCATCATCTGAAGGTAACGATTAACCTGCTGATTAATGAATGGAAGATACTTCTTAATAATTTTTGTCTTTACGCCGTCATCCCGAAGTAGAGAATAGGCAAAATCGTAATGTACGATTTCTTGTTTTTTGTCTGAGAGGTATTCAATTGTCTTTTGGAGATTTTCTCTAAACTCTTCTAGCTTCTCATGTTCAGTATTTCTGTTCTGGAGGTTACTGGTAATAGTTTGAATTTCATGTTCAAGATCTCTGATTTGTCGTTGATTGAGGCTAATCCGAGTATTGTTTTGAGAAATGCCATGCGTTAGTTTTGTGATCTCCTTAGATAGGGCATTGAATTGACGTTCTCTCTCCTGTTCGAACTCAATTGTTTTCTCAAGTTCTTCATAACCATCTTTAAGTTCCTTTGCCTTATTTTGAACGTCCTCAATTCTATTTACACGAAACTCTTCTTCAATATTCTGTGTGCAGGTAGGACAAACCGTATTTTCACTAAAAAACTTATATTCTTTAGTAATTGTACTTACTTTTTGAGAGAGTTTACCCTTAAGATTGTTTAGTTTTGATAACTTTTCTCTTGCACCAGTAACCTCTTCTTGTTCTTTAGTATACTTAAAAATATCTTCTTCAAGAACAGAGTTTTGCTTCATATAAGAAACAACTTCTTCGTCTAATTTATCAATCTTTTGATTGTTAGCATCAATATTTGCATTGCCACGATTCTCAAGTTCTTCGATGAATTCTTGCTGCATCTTCATCTTATCCTTAAGAGTATCTTTCTTCAGATCCAATGCTTTAATCTGCTCTCTCTTTGTACGAATATTATCTTTAATGAGACTATTCATCGCAGAGAAGATGCGAATATCCAACAGATCTTCAATCACCTCACGACGATTGGAAGTAGTCAATTGCATAAAAGGCACAAAAGTGCTACTACCCAGGATCACAATCTGAGTAAAAGATTTATAATTTACCTTGAGAATATTTTCTTCTAGAATACGTTGATTGGCACGATCATCTGCTTCCTTGTGAAGAGGAGCACCATTTACTTCAATATCAAAAAGATTGGGTTTAATTCCACGACGAACAAGATAATCCCTACCATTGATAGAAAACTCAATTTCTACAACACAATCTCTTTCGTTTGTAGCATTGACTAGTTGTGGCTTGTTAATTTTGCGAAATGGTTTGTTGAACAAAACAAACGTAAGTGCATCCAGCATCGTGGATTTACCAGCACCATTTGTTCCAACAATCAAATTAGTATGATGTTGTTGAAAATCAATCTCCGTGAACTGATTGCCAGAAGAAAGAAAATTCTTATATTTAATCTTTTTGAAGGTTATCATTCTTAGGAGGGATCACAATGTCATTAGGTGTAATAATTGCATACTTGTATGCATAGTGCTTACAAGTTTTTATTGCAAGTTCATCGTCAACTTCTACAATATCCATTGTAGCATCTTCTTGGTCCTCTAGCATCATAGCATATCTTTCTGCATCGTCTTCCTCTTCAAACAAAAATAAAACTTTGTGCCCATGCCTATCTTGAACGGCATAAGCACCATCGTCTTTGTTATCTCTGAGGGTTAGGAGGAACATTTACTCTACTTCGCAAGCTTGCCGATACAAATCTTGGAAGATACCTTTGATAATGTTTTTATCAAGTTCAAATTCAGAATCATCAATATAACGATTAAGAATAGAAAGTGTGTTTTCTTCTTCATCAACCTCAAACTCTTCGGATTCTTGAATTTCAAAGTTCTCAATAATTTTAAGATCTTGAACTCCTACCGAATGCAGTTTATCAATAAACTTTTCAAAGTCTTTTGGTTTTGACTTTTTACGAACAATCACTTTTACAATTTTGTTTTCATACTCAGATGCATTAAACAACTTGTGATTAGTATCTTCGTAATAGATATTATAGAATAATTTATAAGGATTATTAACTGGAGTCAGAGTGAGGGTTTCCGTATCAAAAATATGAAAACCACGAGTATCGTTCACATCTGTCCAATACATCTCATAAGGATTACCTAGGTAGAAGATTTTTCCATTATCTGACCTTGTATGGTAATGACCCGAGAACACCCTGTCGAACTTCTCAAATAGTTTGCTCTCCAGACCATCTTCCATGACGATGCTGCGATTAACTCTAAATCCTTGTAACTCAAGGTGCCCCATCGCGCACTTGCTAGTTGAACCTTTAATAGATAGGATACTACTTTCAAAATTTTCTGCATTGATCCACGGGATGAAAAGAACTTTAAGTTTATCCAGTTTTACTTCTGTAGGTTCATAATATACAGAAATATTATTATAGTCAGATAGAAGCAAACCTGGAGAATTAACTTCATTGGTGTTTTTGTAATATGTATCATGGTTTCCCACAATCATATGCACTTTGTAGTTCTTGAGTCGATCAAATACAACCTTTTTTGCCCACTGAAGACTTTGATAATCAATTGACTTACGACTATCAAATGCATCTCCCATATGAACGACGGTATCTATTCCGTGCTCCTCTAGGGCAGGAAAGAAGACATCATCATAGAACTTCTCAAAATAGTCATGAAGGTGCTTAGAACCCTTACGAGCACCATAGTGGGTATCTGTGATGATGGCAACTTTCATCGATTCTTGTATTGGATCTGGTCTTTAATGCTATTATACTCCGAACTGTGCCCAGAAAGCAAGCTATCGTCAACCATCATAACTTCATCAAATCCAGTCTTCTCAATGATCTTGGTCTTGATATCCAGTTGCTTCTTCTCCTTCTGAATGCGTCTCAGAAAGGCATAGTGGATGATTTGAGTAAAGTATGCAAAAGGGTTCTTAGACTTCTCTGGATCAAAGTTATGGATATATTGAACGCAATTTTCAATGCCGTCAGAAATCATATCCTCACGGAACATGTAATTAACGAAATTGGGTTTGTATGAGAGGTGTGTTGCAATCTTCAAAAAACATTCACCAAGATAGTTTGGGATGGGTGGTTTACCTTCCCATTGCTTTCCACGTTCTTGCTTTGGCAACTCAGTGAGGTCTTTATTGAAAGTCTTCATGTATGATACTTCTACCCTGGCACGGTAGTTGATCATTGCCTCCAACAACTCTTTGTTATTTACATAATGTTCTGATTTCTTTTTGGGCATAGTTCATTACTCAACAATACTATAAGATATTATTATTATAACACACTTTCAGGACTTGACAACATAGTGAATTCTAAGTAGAATACCTTTGTTAGGGTTGAAGAGGAGAACTTAGCTTTCTTTAGTATCTTTAAGATTATAAAGATCTTCTAGTTGTTTGCGTGCTTCTTCTACTGTTGTAATGTAACCCATTTTTTGAGATGGTTTTACTTTACCAGATGTTTTCTGAGTTTCTGAATCCATAGGATTATGGAAAGTATCTATGGAATCTTCATCTTCAATGTAATTATTATATATTTCAATCAATCTTTCATCTTTAGTTTCTGTCATTGTAATTAACTTATCAGGTTTTACAATAAAGAAATCATCAGATGCCATTTCCATCCATGATTTTACTTTGATATGCATTCCATGAGAAGAATGTATTACTTTCATTGTGATTGGATTTTGCATAACAACTAAAGGATCTCCATCATTCTCATCAATAGATACGAGTGATAGAACTTCTTCTCCTGATATTAGTTTTATGATTGCGTAGAATTCATCTCCCATTAGTTTTTTAGCGGTATGTTTACTATGTCGTAATTAAAATTTTCTTCGTTATAAACTTTGATTCTTTCTATTAAATGATTAAGTGTATAGTTTCTCCTGGATTTGTAGGATATGTCGTCAGCAATGTCATAGAGAGTTGCCTTTGTCTTGTTATTGCCTTTCCTGAGCACGCGTCCAATAGACTGGAGATTCCGAATTCTAGATTTGGATGGAGAAGCAAAAATAACATTGTGGAGATTTTTAATGTTAATTCCTGTACTGAACGTTCCGTATGAAGCAACAATGATTGCGTTGTTTTCTTGTTCAGTAATCTCCCTTACTTTTTCTCTGTCTTCTGTTGCCACACCACCATGGACAAAAAACACATGACGGGTATCCACCCTATTCGTATTTATCATTTCGTAGAGTGGTTGTCCGTGACCTTCTACCCTTGAGAAAAGAATAAGAGTATTACCTTTGAGATCTAGAGCAAGATTTCTGATAAACTTGTTTCGACGTTCGTGGTTAATAATATACTGAACTTCATCTTCAAACGTTTCAAACTTATGTGCTGGGTGCTTCAGTAGAAGCACATTAATGTCCAGTTTGGCAACATGTCCCTTTGCCATCAGTTCTTCTGTCCTGATGATCTTGTAGGAGGGTCCAAACAATCCCTCAAGGACCCACTTGTGAGTCTGAGTTCCATCCAGTGTTCCTGTGAATCCAAAACGATATTTTGCATCCGCAAGTTTTGACATTATAGATATTAATGACTTGCTTTTAAACTGGTGAGCCTCATCCCCAACCACTACGTTAAAACGTTCAAAATATTTTCGA